TATGATTATATTAATATTTAAAGCTAAAAGTGATGAAGTAGAAAAAACTAAAAATAAATTACTGGGAAATTTAAAAAAGATTGGTGGCAAGATTTGGAATATCGTAATAAAAGCAAAAGATATGACTAAGAGAGTTATAAGTAGTGTCTTGGGAAAATTAAAACGAGTAGAGAAACGTCCTTATCAAGGAAGTATTAATCTTAAAGATATGGTGAGTAGTGCTATGGGTAGAATTTTGCCTAAGTTAATGTTGTTTAAAAATACTTTTTGGAGTGGTGTAATAGCTATAAAAGATATGGCAAGTGGCATTATAAGTAAAGTATTTCCCAAATTGAGATTATTTGCAGGTAAGGTATGGAGTGGTGCAATAGCTGTAAAGGATATGGCAAGTGGAATACTTGGTTCGATAAAAGGGAAGATATCTGATTTGACAAATGGTGCTACTATAGGTGTCGCTGTGAAAAAGGGTGTTGATTTACTTGGTCAGGAACAAAATCAAAAAGTTGTTCTAGAAAGTGTAATGAAAAGAAATACTGGAAAAGTTAATCAAATAGATGTTGATGATTATTATGGCAGTTTAGTAAGAATGGCAAATGATACGCCTTTTGACCCTGAAGATGTTGTTGCAATGGGAACTAAAGCTAAAATGATTAGTAATATTACTGGTGGCAAAAAAGAAAAAGATATAACTCAAGCTATGGTAGATGTTAGAGCTTTAAATATGAATACAAGTAGTGAACAAGATGTATCAGCAGCTTTCTTAAGTGCAGCAAAAGGAAACATGGAATCTCTTAATACTCTGGTAGGAGAAAATTATAAAACTTTTGATGAAGCATTGGAAGGCATAAGTGTAAAGCAGATGGGGTTAGCTAAAGAAATGAGTAATACAATACCAGGTATAATATCAGGAGCTCAAACAAGCATTAACAATGGCTTGAAGAGTATTGTTAAACCTTTTGATGATATTTTAGGTCAAGGACTAAAGAAAATAAAAACTTTTATAGAAAGTGGATTAGGCAATTTAGCTGGCTTATCTGAAAAAATGGCTGGTAAAATAGGCAATGTAATGAATGGTAAGATAATTATTGGCAACAAATATGACCAGATGCAATCTAGAAGTGTAAAAAATGGAAAAGAGTTTTCTGATTCTACTCAATATCGAATTTCTAATGAGGCTGAAAAGCGTAAAATGATGGTTGAAAATAAGCAAGAACGTTTTGAAAATCATGCAGCAACAATGATAGGGAATGCACCAAAAGCAATTGTTAACGCAGGAAGTACACTATTACAAAATATCGATTTTACAGCATTAATAGATTCATTACTTCCAGTAGTAAACTTAGTAAATAATTTACTAGATAGTATAAACAATAAATCACCAATTGCACAAGGATTAATAAGTATATTTGGTACAATAGTAACTACAGCATT